TGAGCGGGTAGGGTCTCGCTCAATTCATGCTCCCGGAGGCGGCTGGCCGGTTCAGGAGGAAATCGAGCATGCTCATGACACCTTCCGCGGAAACGTGCAGCGCGTAGGCTTGGCTCTGCGTGTCCATTTCCTGGAAGGTGCAGAACTGCGCCGACCCGTCCGGGAACCGGTTGACCTGGAACTTGACCCCCTCGCGGCCAGTGGCGCCCCAGGCTGCTTCCTCGGGGCGTTCGCCCGAGGGTCCAACATTGTCAAGTGGCATTGGTGTCCTCCTGTGCCCGGAACCGGCGGGCGTTGAAATGGATCACGAGGCGGCAGCGGAGCGCCCAACCTCCGTCTTGGTTGGGAATGGGCACCATCTCAAAGGCGTCCAGTTCCGCGATCTTGTCGGCGATCATCTTGCCGATGCTCTGGCGCAGGAGGCGCTTGTCCTGCAAGGTGGCGTCGAGGGGGAGATACCCCTCGATCACCTCTACTCCCGGTTTCCCGGGAGCAAAGCTAGTGACGCTCACGCCGCGCCCTTTTCCTCTTTCGCGAGGCGAACCTCAGTCTGGAGCTTCTCGATGAACTCGATCCGCTTCTCGACCGGGATTTCGCCAACGAACTTCACGTCATAGTCACCGATGATAAGCTGGACCAGCGCCGGGCCATCTTCGCCCAGCTTGACCAGTTCCTCCGCGGCGTTCGACGCGGCCTTGCTCATTTCCGCGTCATTGATCGGCATCGGGTCCGGCGCGGGAGGCGAGAGGCGACGGCGGCGAGAGCCTTCGAGGGGCGCATCGCTCACGGACGGGTTGACGATTTTCTCTTGAGCATCCGCAGCCATCTCAGCGGCGGTGCGACGACGGCGGCGGGATGGCTCCGGAATATTGACGGTCTCCGGCCCGACATGAACCAGAGCACTTTCGGCGATTTCCATCGAGGGTGAAGGGTCCACAGTCTGTTCGGAAACAGATGCGTTTGGGCTTTCAACTTTACCAGCGAACAAGGCCGCGACCGATACCATGGCATCGATGACACTCGCCCCGGGCATCATCACCGTAACACTGACACGAATGTCATCGTCGTTGTAGGGGTATCCTTGGATTTCGATGATTTTCATTTGATGATGTCTCCTTCATCAGTTGAGAAACGTCTTTGAGCACAAAGTCTAGTGATTGTCAAGCGCCAAGTGTATGCTTTTGCTTTTCTCGATCGCCTTCGCAATGATCATCTCGTCGAGTTGCCCTGGCACGACCGGAAGATGGGCCTGGACATAGGCGCCGGTCTGTCCAATCCGGTGTATCCGGTCCACCATTTGCTCGATCCGGCCAGGGACCCAATCGGGCTCGAGCAATACCACGTCTTGCGCCGCTGTCAAGGTGTGGCCTTCGCCCAGCACTTGGGTCTGGCCAAGAATGACGCGCACCTTGGGATCAGTCTGGAAGACGTGGACAATCTCTTGCCTGCGGCCGGTCGGCGTCGAACCGTCCATGAAAACCAACCCATACTTCGCCAGCCGTTCCCGCGCCACGGTCAAGACCGTTGTGTGGTGCGCGGACACCACGATCTTCTCGATCCCCTCGTGCAGCAACTCGTCAATGTAATCGCACGCCGGACCGACCTTGGCCTCGCCCAACAGACGCCGGGCCGTGGCGACCGCGCCATCCACGCCCACCGCGACCGCGAACTGAGCCGGGTCCATGTCGATCAGTTGCCCCACGCGCGCCCAGCCTGGGTGCTTCAGCGCCGCTCGCATCTCGGCGGTGATGGCCAAAGGTGCGAGATGGAAGTGCTTCGGGGGAAGCTGCGGCAGCACGTCCGCCTTAAGCCTGCGGATCATGATCTTCGACCGCAAGCGGTGCTGTAACTCGCCGAGGTTCTGCGGGATGTTCCGCACGTTCTCCGACCAATGGACCTTGCTGACCCGTGCCTGTAGTTTTTCGTCCCAGACCGGTCCCCGGATCATGCCCCCACCTTCGCCGTAGTAGTGCTGGGTAAAGGAATGGACGCTCATGTTATCGATGCACGACCAGTCCAGGAGGCGGCATGCGTTATAGCACTCCTTAGGGCTATTCGGGAGGATCGTCCCTGATAGCATCGTGATCCGGCCAACAGCTTTGGGAAGGCTGCTCATGATGATCTGCGCCCGCTTGCTGTCCGGGTCCTTGATAGCGTGCGCCTCGTCGAGGATCGCATGGTCCCACTTCAAGGCCAGGATCGCGGCCAGGATGCCAGGGTTCCGTAACAGGTCGTAGGAGGTAATCACGTAGTGGGCAGTATTCGACACCCCATTGCTCGCTTTCGCAATCACATAGGTCGAAACATTTGGGACAACAGACCAGCGCCAGACTTCCTCGGCCCAGTTCAGCCTCAGGGACGCGGGGCAGATCACCAGGGTCCGCCGTGCGCCAAGCGCGTTCGAGATCAGGATACCTTGCGCGGTCTTGCCAACGCCCGGCGCATCGCCGATCAGGCAGTTATTGCGGGCCAGGGCAAATTCCACGCCTGCGTGTTGATACTCCCGGGGGGTCATCTGCGGCGGGTGCGGGGCACGTAGGAACAACGGCGCCATGGCCCTCGACCGCTCGACCTGGAAATCACTCACACTTTGACCTTGCATGTCCATCCTCCATCAACGTGGTAGTGGGGAAACCCTGAAGCGCGATGGGTCTTCAAGTGCCGCTCTAGGGTGCGGTCGCTGACCGTATGCCCTTGCGCGCCCATAGTGGCAGCCAGATCACGCGCCAGAGATATATCGCTCGGCCATACCCGGCCGGGGAAGTTCTCCATCATGGCTTGCAGGCACTTGCGGCTGATGAACAAGCTGTTCACGTCCTCAGGTTGCGGTGCCCCTTCACGCACCTTCTTGGCCTTCGGGGTCTCTGGCGTTGGTGGCTTCTCGACCACGCTGAAACGCCAGTCCGCACCGCGCGCCAGGAATACGCCTTCGCCCGGCTTGTGGACCCGCGAATAGTTGGCTTTCTTGCGGCTCAGGACCCGGATATCTCCCGCCGGGCGCCCGCTCTCCCCGTTCTTGCCGTCGCGCTGCCAATCAAAGAACAGATGCGACCGCACGTTGGCTGACCATGCCGGGCTACCGGCACCACCCTCGCCGCTCTGTATCTGGCTTGACGAAGGATGCGCCAGGATGACGCACGTAGCACCATGCGCCAGTAGCAGGCGCCGCACATAGCGGTTCATGAAAGTGGATACCTGGGCCTTGTTAGTGTCATCGCCAAAATACATCTGGCCCAGGTTGTCCAGAAAAAGCACCTTATCTCCATCTCCCATTGCTGACAAGTGGTGCTCTAGGAACTGGTAGAACGGCGTGTCCGGGGTGTCCTCGCGGATGGTGCCGAACGCGAAGGGAGGATGCAGCGCCGTGTCGTGTCCTATGAGCGAGACAAGGCTCACATTTTCGCCTCCTGTGCCTTTGCTCTGCAATTCAAACCTGCGGTGCAACTCGCTCATATCATCTTCGCATCCAACATACAAGACCTTCATCTTGCGCGCCGGGATGTTGCCGAACAAAGGCGTGCCCGCATCGAAGGATAAGGCCATCTGGCCAACGAGCGTGGTCTTGCCAGCGCCCCCAGGGCCATACAGCAGGGTCAGGTCGCCCAGGGGCATCCAACCATCACCCTCGGAGCCCAGAGCCCACTGGCGCTCAGGCGCCGGGCCGCGTGCCCTAAGTTCCGCGATGGATACGGCTTGCGATCCCCATCCCGCGTAGGGTTGCTTCGGCGCCGTGACCGTCGGAAACATCAGCTTGGGGTCCCGATCGGCCATGTTCCCGAACGCGCTCGACGCGGAGCGGTAGCCAGAGCCGCCGTGCTTTTCCAGGTCAGCGTCATCCCATGGTGGTTCGCACCGAGGGTTCCAGTGGTCGGCCATGCACTCCAGCGTGGTGTCCCAAGACAGAGCGTAGCTCGACCCCGCCGCGCCAGTGGCCGCCAGGACGTTATTGCCACCCTGGCCTTCGACCGCGATCCGGGCCTCACTTTGCAGCCATGCGACGAACCGGGCAATGTTCCGCGGATCATCGAGGCCCACAAATTGAGGAAGCTCCCGGCGTTCCTCGGGAGATAGATGCTTCTTCTCGATCAAGCACCCATCTATGGACGCCGGGAGCGCCGCCGGTTGCGCGAGGCCCTCGACGCCATAGCGGAGGCCCTCGAAGTAACTGCCCGGGCCAATGATAAGGCCACCGTGACCGCGAATGTCACCAAAATCGGGTAACGTGCCACGGCTGTTGCCGAAGGTCCTCGCAGTGCGATAAATGAGATGAACGCCGCCCCGCGCCGAACGGAACTCCAGAGTGTCCGGCAGCGCGCCATGTTTGGCTTCAAACGCATCAAGAGCGGCCTCCTTGCCGGGTTTGTATAGGTCGCCGTCGATGGCCAGGAAACCCGGTTGCAGCGCCAGACCGATGTTGGCCTTGGGGCTGTTGGCCCAGATGGTCTCGACCGTCAGCCGGTCCCATGAAGCGTCCGCCTGCCAGCCCTTGCGGAGAGGGTGCTTCTCTCCGGGCCAGCAGGGGAACACCTTATAGGCGCCGGTCAACCGGCCAATTGCGGCGTTCCAAATAGCCCATTCGGCGATTGACGCCGTGCGGCCCGGCTGATCCGGGAAGATCATGCTACACGCAGGGGTAACGGAAGGATCGCCATTTCTTGCCGGGAATGCGTCGCGACCATAATACCTCCTTGATACCATTGCGAGCCATCTCCGCGAAAATGGCCCGTTGAACCTCGGTTGTCACGCCGCCGGAGAAACCTCGGATCGTGCCCACCATGTTGTCGTCAGCGGTCACGGTGCAGGATGTGTTGAACGGGCTGGCCTCACGAAACGAGCCCCCGTCTGGGTGGATACGCATGACCCAGGCTACGGGCTCCATGGAGACCGTCACCCGCGAATTGTCAGTTGACATGTTGTCCTCCTGGACAGGAGGGCGCGTATAGCCCAGACAGGGGCAGATAGTCAATGTTTCGCCGCGGCCCGTTCGTCGCGCTTGCGTTGGGCATCCGCGGCCCGGTTGGCCTCAATCAAGGCGAGGCGTGTGCGGGTCTTGATGACGCTGTAGAACGTCAGGGCGGTATCCTCGGCCACTACCTGGGTAAGGTGCTCGACCAGCCCAGCGGCCTCGCGAAACGCCTCATGGGGGTCAAGGCCGAAGTTCAGTAGCCACTTCTCGATTGCTTTTGTCATGGTCATTTGCGTTGTCTCCTTGCTGCGGCCAATGCGGCCAGTCCGATACCGAAAATCGCCAGCGTGCCGGGCTCAGGCACGTCCGTCCTTTGCTCCCATGGGGAAACCGATATCACCGCGGGTCTGGGTAGGAGGTGTGGGGCCAATACCAGCCCACCACCGATGGTGCCAGCGCAGCCCAGCCCCACGGCGCCAGCGACGATGTGCGGGGTCTTACCAACCAGGGCATACTTGCCAATGCGGGGCAACCGAGCCCAAGCGGCTGGCGCGAGCTTCACCCACATCCAATGCCCACACCACCAAACGTGCGTCCAGATCATCCGTCGTGTCCTCCTGTGTCCAGGGTTGTCCCAGATATTTCCCTAAATGTCAAGCCGTCCTTGGACATTGGCGGACATTTACGTAAGCCCTTGATCCCGCACAGATCATTATCGGCTTGCGTAACGGCCCCCCGAAGCACTAAGCGAAACCCGTAGTCAAACACTCGGCCATTCCGATAGTGACTTAAATATGAGAACCTAGTCTCCCTGGTATGGCAACGATGAAAATGGCGGAAATGGCCGATCGTTATCCCGCACGCTACTAAATTCCCCGCACGATACAATTGCCTGCGTTGCGGGAGTGCGGGGCCAATAAGTGTTTGATCCCGCATCCGATTATTTTCCCGCAACGCATCCCGCAACGCATCCCGCATCCCGCATCTAGGGGTAGGTGGGTATCTATCTGGTCTTGTGCCAGAGAGTGCCCCCCCATAGACAGGTAGATATAGTCAGAGGCATGTGGGGCTTAGGAGTAGCTCGGGTTCACCCACGGCATTGGCCGGGGATAGAAAGGTGGATGGCCGGGGAAGACGGTTGGCCGGGGGAAGGGGCTACCCAGATGGATAGGTCCTCCAAGGTTTCCACGGCTTGCAGGGAAGGCCCATGGCGCCCTAGGAGTGCCTTGGCCCGGAGGCGAGCAATCTGCTCGCTACCGGCTTCGACCTCAAAGGTGCCATAGTCCCGCGATACCCTGGCGACGACGCGCACCTTGAACATGGCCATTATGCGTCCTCGCGACGGAATTGGGATACCCAGGTATAGCTCCGGTCCTGGTGTAGCGCGTCCTCCGCGTCTAGCATCGCCATGTGCTCCCGCATGGCCTGAGCCTCCACCCTAAGCTGGATGGCGTGGTAGCGGGCTTTCGCGGCCCGGCGAGCCACAACCTCGGCCGGGGACATTGGCGAGAATTTGGTAAGTGACATGTCAGCAATCTCCAAGGTATTCGTTAAGGTCGGTTTCGGTATATCCGCAGGACTTCAGGAACATGGCCACACCGGCTGGGTCACGCCGGATGATATCCTCCATATCTTCCCGCGTTGAAGTGTAGGCTACGCGACCGCCAGAGCCCGTCACGGCGCCATGGTCCCAGAAGCGGTAATCATCCTGCCAGTCTGGCATGGCCGGGTCCCTGGCGCACTCCAGCCCCGTGAAGTCCGCTGACAGGATCTTGGCCAGCAACGTCGTCAGGTAGACCACGTCCAGGTATTCGTCGCCTGTATGTTCCCGGCCATAGCCCACGCTCAGGTTTGTGCATTCTGGCACGATATCGGCATAGTTAGCGGTGTCAGTGAACGATCCCATATCGCAGCCAACATGACCCATGCCCAAGGCGTCCGCTAAGGAAGCTGCGAAGGCGTCCGACGCTGTGCGACCACGCGCCTGATGTGTGATAATGTCTTTCGTCCCGCGACGGTCAAAGGCAATGGCGAATTTGACGCCATCCAGCATACACGCCAATTGGTCCGCAACGTAGGCTGATCCATGCCCGCCGATTTCTTCCTCGCGATGGAAAACATAGGTGCCCGGTATCTTGGCCTGTATCATGCGAGACATAAGCCATACCCCCGCGCCATCATCAGCGCCAAGGCACGAGCCCTTGCTGGTAGTGATGAAGCCGTCGCCATACTCGATTGCCTGTGTTCCCGATGCCTTGTGAACGGTGTCAGTGTGGCATGACCATAGGATAGGCGCAGTGCCAATAGTCAGCCAATGGTTCCCGAAAGCATCTGGCGTGGTGCCTAGCGGCGCGACAAAACGTTTGACGAATGCTGCCTCCGCCTTGCTATTGGCCGGACGCATGAACGTCAGTATGGCTGTCAGGTCGGTGATGGACGATAGCGGAACCTTAGCCCGCCCGAGGTTTATAACTTTGGTCATACGTCAGACTTCCATTGTGAGTTGTGCATCATCTTCAGAGGCTGCACGGCGCTCTATCTCGGCGATTGCGTCCTCTTTGGCGTAGCGTTTGCCGTCAATCTCCTGGCCATATCTGTCAAATTCGTCCTCTGACCAGATATCGCCGTTGTGCATGGTCACAAGATCATCCGTCGAAAACCTCTCGCCCGAATAGTCAGAGATGAACGTATTGTCATCCAGCCACGCTTGCGTATAGGTCTCGCCGCCCCAGTCATCGCTAGCTACAACGCCAGAGAATGTCTCATTGAAGCCCTGGCAGTAGAACGTGTTTTCGGCGCAGCACTCGCACCAATGCCGCTCACGATGCCCTCCATTTTGGCCGCAGAGTGTGTAGACTGTTGTGCCACCGTCGTTGAAGCCTTCATCGCAGCACTCGCAATGATACTCGTAACGTGGCTCCATGCTAACGAGACCGCTGGTTTCCTGCCCGCAATGCTCGCCTTGGTTGTGCATGGTCAGGTATTCGCCATCATCGTTGAAATTTTGGCATGGTTGATCCAGATACGGGACGATAAGGCTATCGTCATCTTCGATCCGTAGCAGTCTGGCGCCGTTGAATGCCGAACGGGCGCCTTGTCCGTAAACGTCCCTGTAGCCCATGGCCAGCAACGCACAGGCCAATACCTCGTCATCATCGCCATACCGGCGACCGAACACTTTGCGCTCCGGCCAACATAATGCTCGCGCCGTTACCTCTTGGTCAGGATCAATTCCCCCGAGGTAGGCAATGGCCAGATCGCCCGCACCATATACCCTAACAGGATGTTCGGAGCTCTCATAACAGATTGCCTCATGCGACATGCACGATGACGGACCATTCAGGTAGACCGCTTCAATGTCATCTGGCGTGGTGGCGAATTGCGCTAAGGACGGGTCTCCAGCTTCCGGGACTTTGCCAGACGATTGGTAGGTCGCCCAGTATTTGACTTCAGCGGCGGGCAATGCGGTGAACGTGGCCAGATATCTACCGGGCTTGATTGGTGTCCATCGATCGCGCTCCGCATTTTCCGCGTTGCGATAGTAGGCAATCAGCGTTTTGTCCGTAGCGCGCTGCACATTCCACCATGGATTATCGATGCGCCGGTCAGTAAGGTGCGCGAGCCACCAATCTTCGTTTTCCCATACCAATTCCATAACAAGCGTCCTCTTGTTGCCCCTCGGATTGAGGCTGTTACCAGTGACGGATCACTGGCAACCGTCTAAATCAGCACTGGACGAATTGAACCTCGCCGTCAAAGCCTTTCACGTAGACGCATATTTGTCCAGCCATATTGCCGCACTCTTTAGCGATAAAATGTAGCAAGGCCAGATTAGCGGCGGTCGGATCAGCGCCGATAAGGAACATGGTCGATTGGTCATTGTGCACGATAGCAGTGGCCGGATCGCGCCATGCGCCTATGACTGCTTGCGCGGTGTAACCGCCAAAATGCTGCAAAAGCAAGCCGTGCAGGAGGTCATGAGATTGACGATTGCCGGCATGTGGAAGGATGATGGAAGCTTCACGCATGGTCAATGCTCCTTTGAGCGGTAAAGAGTTAAGGCGGCGTTCCAAGCTGTATCGGCCACGCGCATCCAATGATCTTGCTCGGACAGGTCGGTTGCAGCGATCCCCGCCTTGCACGCGGTTTCAGCAACGTCAAGTAGGCTCAATAGCGTTGGCCGAATAGGATGACGCAACAATGCACGCTGATTTTCCATATGTGACAGTGGCCGGATATGAGCGCGTGCAGCGTGGTCGGGGAACAAGCGAGTTGTGGTCATTGGTGCGTTCCTTATCAGATTGCGCGGATCACGATGTAAGCGGCGAAGATTGAGAGAAACCCGATAGCGGCAATCAAGAGATGGGTCATTGGTTGGCGTCCTTGCTGGTAGGCGGTTTCGACAAAACGGAACCTAAGCGCCGAGATTGGGGATTGCAAGAGAAATCTTCGGACATGCTGGATTATTTCGCCGATCATTGATATTGCTCGCTTTTCTCATGCTCACACGTCGCGCTAGTATAGCTCACGCGCGCAAGTAGGTCAGTAAGGCTGTCCTATTGGTATGTCATCTATTGCTGCGCTCGTGCTTGCCTATCAGCATCCATCACTGCGTTTGCCGACCAGGCCGACAATGTCTCGCTCTTGATCATCCTATGGTGCCTCAGATCATCCACAACCTATCACCTACATCCCATGCACACACTCATTGGACAAGCACGGACAAGCACGGACAAGCACGGACAAGCATGGACAGCGTGGACATATACACACTCATTGGACATGCTCGGACAAGCATGGACACAGTGGACATGTTATGCGTGTTAGTGGATGTCATGCGTTATGCAACCACCCCCGGGTCCGATACCGAAACGACTTCGGGGTGCCAGGGGGTCGGATGGTTCTATGCACCCTAGATGCCACGACCGATAATCCTCAGCAGAATAAACGTTACACTTCCGAAAACACCAAATAGCCCATATGAGTGATATCCGACATAGCGCCCAACCTAATCTCCCGCTACAACCCCGGCATGCAAAAACTCACCCTCCCCGCCATGGCCATAGCAACCATAGCCCTCGCCGGTTGCGCCAGCCCAAGCTGCCCCGCCCACTCCGTAACCCGGCCCCCGCAACCCAGCATCACTCGCCGAGCCCCGCCGCCTCCCCATCCCTTGGCCCAGGAAGACCTAAACCTGCCCCCGCGTTGGCAAGCAAACACGCGCCCCGTGGACTGGAGCCGCCCAGCGCAATACGTCCCGCCTCCGAGTAGCCCTTGACGACCCCACCCCCCACTATGCTATGACCCTACCATAACAGGAGCCACCCCATGCCCGACCCAACCCCGGACCCCAAACAGGCAGCCGCCTTGGCCGAACTCGAAACCAGTCGGGAAGCCGCGCGCCTCAACGACCCCTACCATTACGTCCGGCCCGAGCACGAGCTATCGGAGCGGGAACGCCTCGCTGAGTTCGCCATGGCCGAATATGCCAAAACCCCCGATGGCATCCGGGAAGCGGAACTGGCCCAGCACCGCGCGGCCTGGAAGCAGGACGTGGCCAACAAAGCCGTGGAGATCACCGCGACCCTGAAAGCCCAGGCCGACCAGATCGCGGCCGACGCCAAGGAGATCGCGGCGCTACAGGCCCAGTTAGCTCAGATCGCAGCGGACACCAAGCCCGCGACCAAAGACGCCGGAAAGGTCAAGACCGGCGGCGGCATGTTACAGTTCTAACAACCCAAGGAGAAACACCACCATGACCAGCAAACCGAAACCCGTGCGCCTCGGCGCCTACAGCCCGTCCCTCCCGACCGCTGACGCCGGCAAGGTCCGCCTCGGCGCCTACAGCCCGTCCCTGGCCACTCCGAAGAAAGGCTAACCCATGGCCAAGACCGCAATGCCCTACTCGGCATCCCTCGGCACCGGCATGCCCAACCAGAAGGCGGGCGCCGGCACCCCAGTCAGCCGCACCGTCTGCCCCCAGCCCTCCGGCTCGAAGACGGCGAGCAAGACCGCTAAGACCAACCACATGACCAGCAAAGCCGGCTCAGGGGCCAACTGGTGATAAAGACGCCGCCCGATGGCCGCGAGGTCGTCGGTCAGCGGATCGAAGGTCAGGTCCATGGCCTGGATCAGCTTGTCACCGACTATCTGAACATGCTAAGCATTGCCGATCGCGCGGCCGGCAAGCAAAAGGTCCGCGACGCCATCCGTGCCTACCCAGTGCTCGCGAGGGTGCTGCATTTCTCCCCACTGAAAAAGGAACCCCATAATGTCCCATGAGATCGTAGTTTACCCGAACGGCATGGTCGAAGTCAGCGTTAGCGACGAAGTTGAGTTCGACGAAGACGTTGATTTCGACAGTGACCCGGTAGCCGAAGCGTTCGACGTGCTCGAATACCACTTCGAGGACCATGAGCACGGGCCGGCCCTGTTGGCCATGCTGGCGACGGTTCGCGCTTTCCACGAGGAAGCCGACGAGGAAGTTGAGCTTGACGATTGACTTGAAGTGTGCATATGAAGGGTAGGAAGCGGCTGGCGTCCTCCGGCTAATCTTCCCACCGTCGCGCTACAGCCGGCCCCGGCGCGCTTTAAGAAATAGGGGCCGGCACTTTTTCGAGGACACCCATGGTCGAGACCCGTGTAGAGCGCCGATCCCGTATGCTCCTGGGCCTCCCGGTCCCCGAGCTACCACCCAGCATCGCCGTGCTCTCCGAGCCCCACCGCCGCGTCATCGACGCTTGGTTCGCCAACGGCTGCCGCTCCCGCCGAGGTGCCATGATCGAAGCCGGCATGAGCCCCAGCAGCACGCATTCAGTTTTCATCCGGCCAGAGGTCAAGAAGGAAATCGACCGCCGCCGGGATCGCCTGGATTACCGGGCCGCGGTCACGGCCGAGCGCATCGAGCAGGAACTGGCCAAGATCGCGTTCGCCAGCCTCGGCGATCTCCTGGAAATCCAGGAAGACGGTTCGGCCTGGATCGACATGTCGGCCATCACCGAGGACCAGAAATCCGCCTTGGCCGAATACAACGTCGAGACCTACAAGGAACTCGGGAATGACGACGAACCCGGTCGCGAGGTCAAGAAAGCCAAGATCAAGTTCCACGACAAGAAGGCGGCCCTTGACAGCTTGGCCCGCATCCGCGGTATGTTCAAAGACAAGCTGGAGGTGTCTGTAGGGCTCACCCTGAGCGACAAGGTGCAGCAGGCCCGGATGCGCCTCGCCGAACCGAAGATCATCGAAGGAGAAATCATCCCATGAGCAGAAACGTGACAGTGCCCGGCGGCGCTGGAAGCTACTGCCCGCCGCGCTACACCGTGGGCGGTGGCGATTGCTTCGTCAGCCCGCAACATGAGGCCGGCGTGCGGGACCGCATCGCGCGGGAACTCGCGGAGCGGATCAAAGACGCCCTGGCCAAAGAGAAGGCCCTGGTCGAAAAACTGAGGAAGAAACGCTGATGGTTGACCCGCCCTACATTCGTCCCCCGACAAAGACGCCAGTGCCCCGGAAGCCGGTCATCAAGCCGGTCAACAACAGCGGCAACCAGGGCTTCACAATCAAGCCAACCGTAAAGGGAAGCTGATGCCGGCTACGATTGACCCGGGGGAGGACGCGCTCGACGACCTGATCGCCGACTGTTACGCTGACCCATTGAAATACGTCATGACTATGTTTCCTTGGGAGACGGAGCATTCGATCCAACTTGTCGAACTGCCGCCCGCTTACCGGGATCGGTTCAATTGCAAATATGGGCCTGACCAGTGGGCGATCGATATCCTGGAGCAGTGGGGCCGCGATATCCGGGCCAACGCCTTCGACGGAAAGACCGCGGTGGCACCGCTCCAATACTCCGTGGCCTCGGGCCATGGTATAGGCAAGTCCGTGCTCTCGGCCTGGGTCATCAAGTTCATCATGGACACACGCCCCGGGTCCAAGGGTACCGTGACCGCGACCACGGCCGATCAGTTGCGAACCAAGACCTGGGAGGAACTCGGCAAGTGGCACAGAATGTCCCTGACGGCCCACCGGTTCGATTACCGGAACGGGCGCGGTTCCATGTCTCTCACGAGCAAGGCATTTGCTCCGGCGGGTAGCCCGGAAGCAGAGGTAGCTCAGAAATGGAGTTGCAATGCTCAGACGTGCCGGGAGGAAAACTCGGAAGCGTTCGCGGGTCAGCACTCCGCCGCCGCGACCAGTTTCTACATTTTCGACGAAGCATCCGGCGTCCCCGCGAAGATATTCGAGGTCCGGCGCGGGGGCTTGACTGACGGCGAGCCGATGACCTTCGACTTCGGCAATCCGACCAAGAACTCCGGCGCGTTCTTCGACGAGCACCATGGCCGGAACGCCCTGCCCGCCAATCGGCGCTGGAGCATCGACAGCCGCACGGTGAAGATCACCAACAAGGCTCTGCACGCCGAATGGGCCAATCTCTGGGGCGAGCATAGCGACTTCTTCAAGGTCCGGGTCCGCGGCGTGTTCCCAGACCAGTCGGACATGCAGTTCATCTCCACGGGGGATGTAACCGCATCTATGATGCGCGATCTTCCCTACACCAAGGGCGCGTCCCTGGTCATGGGCGTTGACGTGGGCGGTGGCGGCGACTTCGGCGACGAGACGGTCATCAAGATCAGGCTCGGGCAGGATGCACGGTCCTGGCCGGCCAAACGGTTCCGTGGGCTCGACACGGTGCAGATCGTGGGCAAGGTGATCGAGACGGTGATGGAGTTCCGCGCGCTCGGGCTCAAGTTCACCGCGATCTTCCTCGACGGCGGCGGCCTTGGCCAGGGGGTGGGCGATCAGTTGCGCCATCTCGGCTACGCCCCGATCATGGTCCACTTCGGCGGCAGCCCGATCGACGCCCGCATGTATTACAACCGCGGCGACGAGATGTGGGGCCGGATGCGGGACGCCATCCACACGACCCTGGCCCTGGCCGGCCCGGAGACTGAAGAAGGCAAAGACTTGCGAGATCAGTTGACTGGGCGTGAATTTGGGCCTACAGACAAAAATCAGATACATTTGGAACGTAAGAAGGACATGCGTAAGCGCGGACTGCCCTCCCCAGACATGGGCGATGCCCTGGCGCTGACGTTCGCCCAGGACGTTGCGCCGCAGGAGATGGCCGCCTACGTCAATGAGCCGGTCTTCACGATCCACGAATACGACCCATGGAGCTACAACCTAGATGGACAGCACTGACGATCGCCCAGCCTGGGTCCCCAGCCACGCCTCCTGGGTGAATGGGCTGTGGTATGTGAACGGCAAGCAGATTTTCGACCCTGGCCAACCGGCGCCGGAACTGGCCGCCGACCGCCGCGCCCGGCTGATCGCCGAAGATACGGCCCGATTGGCCAAGACGCGCACTGGTCTTCCGACCGGCCATTATCGGCACTGTGGCCTAATCTACGGCCCGAACGGCAAGATCGCCGTCGATCTCCCCGGCGGCTACGTCGATGACGGCTCTTGGCTGCCCGGCCACGCCGAAGCGCGCGAGGCGCGCAAGGCCTCCATGATTAAGGCCCAGGCCGCGGAGCACAAGGCAATCGCCGCGATGGAAGCCGCGATACAGGCCCGGCACGTAGCAGCGGCCCGCGCATTCCAGGCATCAAACGTTATGGTAGAGGAATAAACTTATGGGCGGACCTAAAGTTCCGGCGCCGGCCGCGCCGGCCGCGACACCACCGCCGCCTCCGACCATGGTTGATCCTGCCGTGATCGCGGCGCGGCAGAACCTGATCGAGAAGCAGTCCATGGCCGGCCGCGGCCAGACCGTGGCACCGCAGACCGGCAACCAGGGGCAGACCCTCGGCCAATCTGTCGAGCTGGGTTCGGCCTAATGTCCGGCTCAGGCGGCGCATCGTAACCGCCAGGAGTATTACCTGAAGCGCATGTCCGCGCTAGAAGCCGAACGCTCGACGTTCCGCCCGCACTGGATGGAATTGAGCCGGTTCATCAGCCCCAGGTCCGGCCGGTTCTTCTGGACCGACGTGAACCGTGGCGACAAACGCTACAACCAGATTTACAACACCCGGGCCACCATGTCGTGGCGCAACGCGCGGGCCGGGCTGTTCGCCGGCGTCATGTCGCCCTCACAGCCGTGGTTCAAGCTGGAGACGCCAGACCCGGACCTGATGACCTACGAGCCAGTCGCGGAATGGCTCTACAAGGTCGAGCAGTTGATGTATGCCATCGCGGCGGCGTCGAACCTCTACAACATGGCCCCCACGACGCTCGGGGAACTGCTGCTGTTCGGCACCGGTGCCATGTCGCACATGGACGACTTCGACAATGTGGCGACGTTCTACCAGCACACCATCGGCTCCTATTCCCTGGCCCAGAACAGCAAATACCAGATCGACACCATCTGCCGGCAATACCAGGACACGGTGAAGATGCTGGTCGAGACCTACCCGGGCAAGGTGTCGCCGACCGTGCAGCGGCTCTACGACCGCGGCGACTACGAAGCCAAATTCCCGGTCATGAACTTCATCGAGCCGAACCGCGAGCACGACCCGAACAAGAAGGGCAGCCAGTTCAAGAAATACCGGTCGGTGACGATCGAGCTAGCCGGCGCGGTCTATGGCGCGGCTTCCGCGGTCTCCGCGGCGAATGGCGCGGCGGCCTTCCTCTCGGACAAAGGCTTCGACGAGTTCCCCTGCTACGCTCCCCGGTGGGACGTGACGGGAGAAGACACCTATGCGACCGACTGCCCTGGGATGACGTGCCTTGGCGACGTGAAGGGCCTCATGGCCCTGGAGAGGATGACGGCGAAGGCCAATGACAAGATGGTCGATCCGCCCCTCCAT